TAAAGTTTTTGTGCCTAAAATTACATCAGTCAAAGCCGATTCTGCCGTTGAAGCAAAAGCATCTGTCATACCAATCAATGTGTCTGTAGCAATAGCAATATCAGTATAGTTTTTGCCCATTTCTATCAAATGGTCTTGATAGTTGCCTAACACTTTGTTTGCTTTCTTCACAGCCTCAGCAGTTTTTCTATAACCTACTTGAGCTCTATAAATTTCTCTGTTGGATGCCGCTTGTTCTAAATTTAATTCTTTTTGTATTTCTAATACTGTCTTGCCAGTCTCTTCGTAGTCACCCATAGCATTCACAAAGTTGGCTTGTTGTTCTGCCGCCTCTGCCACGCTGTTGCCTAATTCCTCAGTAGACATCTGCATGTCGCCTAATTGTTTAACAACTGGTGGTCCTGCTTTAATCAATGCTGAGAATCCTTCTCCAGTCATCATAAGATCAGAATTTAATCCGCTGAAATCTTCATTGAGATCTTCAGTATCTTCTTTTACATCTTTAAGGAATCCAATTAATTTTTCTCCAGCAATTACAATGTGACCAAGTGCTTCTGCAAATCCTATGAACAGTTTTACAACACCTTGTAGAATTACTCCACCCAGTCTACCCAATGCCGCAATTGTTTCTTCGTTGTTTTCAATGAATGCTGTAAGTTCAGCAGTTGACTCTTTTAGGACTGGTGAAAGTCCTTTACCAAACTCGTTGGCTGAAGTTTTAAGTGCAATGGATAAGTTTGAAAATTGAGTAGATAAGTTATCAACCACTCTCGCTGTGGCACCACTAAAGTCTTTTTTCAATCCTGTAGTTAGTGCATTTAGAATTTTTTTAGATCCTTCTGCTGTCTTACCAACATTGGATATTTCTAATCTAGCAAGTCCTAATTGTTCTTCAAGTATTCTGAATACCGGAACACCTCTATCTGCCAGTCTGTTTAATTCTTCAAGACCCAATCCACCTGAAGTTGTTCTAGCAAATAGATCGGTGATTGCTTGTAATGAACCCAATTGGTCAGTTGTAACTGCCGCTGTGTCCGTAAACAATGTTAATAAATCTTGTGTGGGTTCTATACCCGATGCTTTCAGTTTGATGAAAGTAGTGGTTAAGTCTTCAACACCAAATTGTGTTTGAGTAGCAAATTTGCTGATAAAATCAAATGCTTCACCACCTGACTGTGCTGATCCAGTAACAGATGCCAAAGCATCATTTAAATCTTCAAATCTTGCTGTGGTTGAAACAATGCCTTTAATAAGTCTGCCAACTCCAATAGCGGCTAGAGCCACACCAGCACCTTTAAGCACTGTGCTTAATTTAAGTCCTGATGTTTGTAAACCTTTAAGTTGTCTATTAACTCCACCTAATGCTTTAGATGTTTTATCAACGACGACTAGTTCTATTTTTACTTGATCGGCCACTATCCATTACCTTCTTTGTTTGGTCACGCTCCAGTTGAAAATAAGCACTCCAAAGTTGGAGCTCGAGGACGCTGAAGTGCGTGACCTCTTCTACACTTTTACCCAAAGTTTTAGCAACCTGAATTAAGTGTAGAAGTTCCGCGTCCTCTTTTAGTTTTTTGCTGTTTCCTCCACAGTTTTGTATTCGGAAATAGCACTATTCAATGCAGTTGCCACACGCACTAACACAGCGGGGTCAACTTCATTTAATAAAGTATTCTTGTCAAATCTTGTAAAGATTGGTTTCTTATCTGGATCCAATGCTTTTGAAATCACAGATTCAACCAATGCTTCTACTGTTTTACCTTGTTGTTGTAGTTCAAGTATTTTTGATTCTACAGCAAACGAATGGGCACTCTTGTAATAGATATCTGTTTCCCATTCTGGCACAGTAATCTTTTGTAGTTCGCCATTCAATTTTGTTTTGAAGTGCGATGTTGCTTTTGTTAACACATTACTCATATAGTTTTCTCCTATTTTTTAAATTACGCACCGTGGGTTTAAGTATACCGTTTGGTGCTTGTGTTGATCGCCCTCGTTCTAATGACCCTATGTAAGGTACACGGTTGACGACATGTGTATTTGTGCCTTGTCGTTCAACTCGCCACCCCCTTCTGGCTCTACCTTGTTTAATTGGAGTCAATTTCTTGGCTTCAATCAACAAGGTGTTGCTCAGTTTGGTGCCAACTTTGGATATTTCTTTTTCTATCCCAGTCAACACCGCGTCAACATTTAAGACTCTAGTCTTAAACATTATCCTTATACCGATGATGTCGTTAATGCACCTGTTCCTTGGAAACTAACAGTCGCAGTTACTAAATCGTCAAATGATGCTGTTCTTGAAACAGAAGTCACAAGCACATTGCCTGAAAACTTTTCACCTGATGTTTCATTTGGGTAGAATTCTACCGCTAGAGCTGTGTCATTTGCTGGATCAAAGGCATGATATGCGTTTGAAGTATGATCTGAATCATATATCACTTCCATTGATCCTGTAAATTGATGTAACCCTGCTTTGTAAGTTCTTGCCGCGTCACCCATTGCAGTATCTTCGATAACATCTTTTGTGTGATCCACTGTCCATGAACGAATTTCCGCAACATTTGAACCACCAGCAGAATCATTTGCGTCGATCACTTTTACTGTGCCCGACTCGCCTGTAAATGTAGCCATTTTTAGTTCTCCTCTTTATGGTTGTTGTTGTTGTTGTCGTTGTAATCTACTGAAGGAAAATCTGATTCTAAATCTTCGATGTCATATGCAATTTCATCTGTGATGTCATATGCAGTTTCATCTTGAATTGAGATTTCTTTCTTTTTCTTAGTAGACTTCTTTTTGCTTATCACTGTGGGAATAACTTCTAATTTTATTTTTGGTTTATCCTGTGATGGTTTCTGATCCGGGTTAACAATCTGCCAACCTTGATTAAGAAATCTTGTAACTCTGTCTGCTTCCACTAATTGTGTTTCGTTGTTGTTGTCAATCATTTTTGTGTACTTGCTTTGATCCATTATGTTGCTCCTTTAGTAAATGAATATCTCACTTCCGCTGTGACTAAAAATTCTCCCAACGGTGGTGTTCTATCAATTATTTCTATGCTGGTGATGTGTGTCGTCGATGCCCTCAATACTGATAATTCTCTTGTTCTGTCTGAATTCAATGTTTCTTCAATTCTTTCAATCAATTCGTTTCTTTTTTGATCCACTGTGATCACTTGATTGCTTCTGCCATCGCCTCTCACATAACCTCTGATCTGTACCTGTATTGTGCCTCGTCTTGCACCGCCCATGGCATGATCTTCTCTTGATTCATTGCCTGTGGTTACCAACACAGCAGGAAACTGTGTGATGGCTAATTTTAACACATCAAACGGTTCTCTTGTGACAAATGTGGCTTTAGGATGATCCATATCCTTTAACACTTCTATGATGTTGTTGATTGCTAATTCTCTGTTTGACATTTGCTACCTCTTTAGGCGCAGATGATGTGTAGGTGTCTTTTCACTATCACTCACTGTGCCTGATGAATCTCTATCGTATTCTACGCCGTCACGCAGTACAAGATCAAATTCTCCTTCAAATTCTTGTCTGTAATGAATCATCTTTCTTTCAAAGATGTCTTGGTCGGGTTCAAACTTGGCTAATTTAGGATAGATGTGATGACCCAAACAATGATACACTGCCGCTCTTGTGAGTTGGCTGGGTGTGTATAATGATTCAACTGGTTCTTGATCTGCTCCTGCAAGGTGAGTAACATCATACAATCCTATCATCTGAGTAGGCCACCATCTTATACGAAGCAGTCTAAACACATCTTGTTGTGCTTTTGTGATCTCTGCGTCAAAGTCTGGTACACCGTAATTAAGGATATCCGGTTCGTAGTCTTGTATGTCTGAAATTGTTAATAGTCTGGCCATTTGTGGGTTCTTCCCTTCCTGTAAAATTAGCAAGTTCTACTTGCCTTTATATGATTATTTATATGAAATGCCTGTAAAAAGAAAGGCCCCGAAGGGCCTTTCAATATATGAGTATAACTTAAAGTTATACAATATTTATTATATAGTTGCTGATCCTAAGATACCAACTCCGTAAGCGTCGAATAATTCCGCAGTTCCATAACTCATTGAACCTACAATTTCTTCTGCTCTTAAAGAAGCATCTCTTTCAACTTCTAGTCTAACATTTCTTTTCATCATGAAACCAATTGCATCTGATGTAAATGCTAAACCTACATAGTTGCCAGTTCCTGATACAGAATCGTTAGTGTCTTTGCCTACAGTTGTAGAAGAGAAAATATTCGCTCCACCAATTGTACCAACAAAACCTGTTCTTAAAGCCTGGTTACCCAAGTCTGAAAGTGAAGTCATGTTAGCCGCCGCTGATCCAGTTAATTGCTTTTGTAAAGCAAGTGTTTGGAACGGATGAAGAACAATATTAACTTGTCCTTGTGCGTTAGCATTTCTCAAAGTTGCGATTGCGTCGAATACAGTGTCTATTTGTACTGCATCACCTGCCGCACCAACTCTACCTGAGAATGATGGGAATAGTGCCGCAATGTCTGTGTCCACTTTTTTCGCCATTGCGTCACCCAATTGTCTACCAATTGCCGCCGCGATGTCTTCTTGTGCCGCTTCTTTAGCCACATCAGTTAAAAGAACTTTTGCTCCTCTTTCTACTGCTGTGATAGTTGCTTCTGTTGTGTTGAACGCAGTGTTGTCTGGGATGTCTGTGTTTTCAGTCAAATCTGCGGCTGACACTGCTGGGTACTTGGGAACAGTAGAAACTAGTCCTGGTGTACCTGTCATGTCGTATTGTCTAACAAGCGGTCTGATCACTGTACCTTCTGAGTAAGTGTATAGAGCGGCTTGGACAATGTTTGTGTACAGTTCTGATGTTACTGTACTTGTTATTTCATTAGCCATTTTTTATCTCC